TTTTCTCCAGAATTATATTCTATATATTAGTATGTACCCCCATCAATGGTTGTAGTCCATACTGGAACTCCAGAGCCATCTACAGTTAAAATTTGATTTGAAGTGGTAGCATCACTTGTTCCCGCAGCTACTGTAGTAGTAATTCTCTTATATGCATCAAAGAATGGAATACCATTTTGGACTCCATCATCTAACTTTACTGTCTTGAAGTATGCACTACCTTTTGTACCAGTGAAAACATTACCACTATTTGTAGCATCAGGGATGTACGTAAAATAGAATGTTGTTACTGGACCTTCGGAAATACCAGATTCATCATAACCAAAGAATCCAGTTCTTAAACTTCCATTATAGTACTTGTATTCGATACCACGATCCATATTATCATCTGCACCTTGAGTAAATGTTAACTCGGTGCCAGATGCAATTCCACCAGTAAGTGCATTGCTTAGGCTAACTTGAGTTCCACTATCAACTGTAATTGTAGTATTTGCAGGGATGTTTGCATCTCCACTGATAATATCACCATCATTTAGACCAGTAGTATTATCTAAAGTTAGTGTAGTAGCACCGTTTGATGCAGATGCAGTCAATACTTTTTCACTAATACTATCACCTAAAGTAAAAACTGGATCATTTACTGTCATTACTGTAGAGTTTACAGTAGTGGTAGTACCAGTTACTTTGAAGTTACCTCTAACAACCACATCACCGCCAGCATCTCCGCCAGCAGGATACGGGTCAAGGGTAATAGTTTGGCCATTTTGATCTCCATAAATTGTAGATCCATTAATTTTTAGATCTCCAAAATCAGTTGTTGTTGAAGCAGTACCAAAATTAATAGTTGTTGCAGCACCAAATGCATTTACTGTAGTAGCAGTTGTATTTGCGAGATTAAATGTTGTGGTTGATACAGTTAAATCTCCACCATCAATATTAACATCACCATCAACATCGAGATCATTATTAATGTTGGTAGTACCAGATGCATCACCTATTTCAATAGTTGTGGCTTTTGTGCCAAAATTAATAGTTGTTGCAGTTGTGGGCAACAAATTAAATGTTGCTTGATCGGTAGTTAGATCGCCACCTTTAACTTCTAAATCTTTATCAACTACAAGAGTATTATTGACATTAGTTGTGCCTGTAGCAGCACCAATTTCGATTGTTGTTGCCGCACCAGCAAAGTTTACTGTTGTTGCAGTTGTGTTTGCAAGGTTAAAAGTAGTAGTTGATACAGTTAAATCTCCACCATCAATATTTACATCTCCATCAACATCTAGATCGTTGTTAATATTGGTAGTACCAGTTGAAGCACCGATCTCGATTGTTGTTGCTGCACCAAATGCATTTACTGTAGTAGCAGTTGTATTTGCAAGATTAAATGTTGTAGTTGAAACAGTTAGATCTCCGCCATCAATATTTACGTCTCCATCAACATCGAGATCATTATTGACATTAGTTGTGCCTGTAGAAGCACCGATCTCAATGGTAGTTGCTGCACCAAATGCATTTACTGTAGTAGCAGTTGTATTTAAAAGATTAAATGTTTCTGCATTGGTAGTAAGATCTCCACCATCAATATTGAGATCATTATCAATATCTACGTTTGCAGTAGAAAATGTAATTAATTCTGCAGCATCTGTGGTAGTAATATTGAGATACTCATTAGTACCTTCTTTAATTACTAATGCACCAGCAGTATTATCTTTAATATTAAAATCTGTAGCAACTTCAGTTAAATTAATATCTCCACCCTGTACAGTTAAATCTCCAGAAACTGTAAAATCAGAAGGAGATGCAAGACTTCCAATGGATGCCGAACCTCCTACAAATAAATTTTCAGTAATTCCAACTCCACCAGCTACTGTAAAAGCACCAGTTGTGGTTGAAGTTGAGCCAGTGACATCGCTAACACTAATTGCAACCCCATCTGCAAAGTTCCAATCTGCTCCAGTAACTTCTAGTCTATCATCAGTAGTTTCATCATATTTAATTTTGACATCTTTGCTGGTGCCAAAGGTTAAATATGTATCGTCTGGAATTACAACCTCCCCAGCACCATTTGGATCAATATTGATGTCCCCATCAGTATTGGTGGATGAAATTGTATTTCCATCTAGTGTAAGATTATCTACATTCCATACATCAATCTTACTAGCAGAGTCTACGATTGCTGCTGAGTTTGCAGTTAAAGTACCATGCCCATGATCGAGCATGTCTGTAAAATATTTACCGCCAATTACTTCAATATTTGCTGCGATGCCTCCAGTCTCAGTACCAGTACCCAAGTACATCTTACCATAAGATGTTACTGTAGCACTTTGGGCATCGGTGTAAGTTCCTGAACCCCAAGAATAACCTATTTCACCTTGACCAAGGTTTGGTTGAGAAGTTCCAGAGGACCTTTTAATTTTAATGATAGTTGCCATTTCTGTTTCCCTGATGGTTTAGTAGTTACCGCAATTGATCGTTAGACCATTTCTTTCTATAATATTAGAAGCAACCCAAGCCCCAACAGTGGCATCATATTGTAAAAGGGCTCCGTGTTGTGCATTTAATGCATCAACATCACTTAACGAAGACAGTTTTTGTGCAGCATTTGCTGCAACAGTTATTACTTGTGGTTGGTTTGAAACCGTTACTTTTGTTTTCATGTTACTCCTGGATTGATAGTAACAATTCCCTCTATTACTCTAGTTTTTTTACCAGAAGAGTTGGTAAGAACTACATCATACAAGTATCTTCCTTGTTCTAATGTAGAAGTTTGGGAAGAAGTCAAATCAAGAATAACTGTTCCAGTGGTTCTGACGACAGGAAAGGAAACTGTAAAATCTACTGAATTTGCACTATAATAAGATTTTCTTACTTTAGCTTCTCCAGTATACCCGTTTAGATCCCAAGGCGCATTATTATCATCATAAATGGTAATTTGAGCATTAAAATCAGAACCTTGGTCAATATACAGGTTTTTTACAGCTGCCATTTTGAAATATTTATATAGAGAGGTCTCCCTAGTATTTATAAGGAGACCTCTTCATGGATTATTTTTTGATCAATAAATTCATTACTACATGTTGTTGCATATGATATAATCTTGCAAATTCTTTTGCAATGTGTTTAGCACCTTCTTCATTCAATGTGTCTATATCATTATAAATTTTTTGAAGAGTAAATTGTTTATTAAGTGGTAGATCTTTCATTTAATTGTAATAGCAAGTTTTTGATTTCATTTAATTCACCTTTTAAATTATTTAAGTAGCTCTCAATTTTATCAATTTTGTGAAATTTATTCTGTCGCATTTGATAACTTTTCATGTAAGACTCATACTCATATGTATTATCATTTATTATGGCACCACTTTCAGTATCTCGATATAATCCTGGATGCCCATCTACCATTATTTTTGCCATAATGTTTAAACCGCAAGTGAAATAGCTCTAAAGTTTCTAATTTTTATATTATTAGTTTGATCATCACCTATCATACAAATTTTCACAGAATATTCTTTAAACTCTGGTAATCCAGTAAGTTCAAATTCAAATGCTTTATAGTCATTTGAATTTGTAGACTTTGGATATGAAATTGCGGGCACTTCTACATAACCAGTCTCATTAAATTTGCCCAAATTGCCATCACCTAAAGTTTTTACAAATACTTTAATATCAGAGTAATTTCCATTCAATCCTTGTGCTCGTACCGCATCTAAAAATACTTTAATTGATGTAGAGACACCTTGTAAAGTTACTTTCTTTGTTATATATGAAGAGTAGAATCCAGAAGTAGGAGTTAATTCTGCAGAAACATCAATAGCGTTATTGAATATTTTCTTACTAAGTCTATTTGAAACTGTAGTAATTGAAGACCCATATAATTCTACTACAGGACTTACATTGTCAAGTTGACTTGACATATTTACATTTAATTTTAATGTATGTGGATATCCTGGGAAATATACCGATGTATTTGGTGTAGATGCAATTAATCTAGATGTACTCATCTTAGAATATTGTCTATTTTCAACAGATTCTGGATTTAGTTGTGCAAATGAATTTAATGATCCATACAAAGGACTTCCAGTAATACTAGATAAAGTCATAGACAAATCTGTTGATGGAAGCACTAAACTGTTTAGATTTGGATATAGTTCTTCATATTGAATATTTTTAGATGCTTTTGCTGAATCTCCTCCAGTTCTTAATTCAGAAGATGATTTACTTATTGTTGAAATTTTATAATTATCAAAATCAATTACTTCGGTTATTTTATGAATTTTATTAATTTCAACCAGAGGAATTCCATTTAATGCATAGCACATTACTGTAGAATTGATTGCATGTGGACCAGCAGTAGTTCCATCAAGCCCTCTTTCAGATATAGTTAATGTATTTCCCGACTTTGTAGTATATTTCATAATTTCATTATTAATCATAACATACCCAGGATTTGATTCACTTACTGGAGATCCATTGATGGTTGACCAAGTAGTAGAAGAAGCATTTCCAAGTGTGATATTTCCAGTAAATGCTGCAGTGGGAATAGATGTATTCAATATTGTTGCTGGTGCATCTGAAGATACGTTTGAAATCCTTACATAATTTTGAGTAGTGTGCATACAATGATTTGGATGGAACACTTCAACGCTTGTTGAATTTGAATATAATTTTAACGGATTTTGAATTAAATTTACATCAGGTATCAAATCATTATTTAATATACATGTATAAGTTGAATTTGTTACAAACTTTGCTCTATTCATGACAAATTTAACATCTTCAAATTGATCTGGAGTCCAAATTGACATATTCTGCGATTTATATAATGATCCAGAATATGGTTGCTTATCAATTGCATATGATGTAGTTACATCAGTTTCACCCAATCTAGAAATCCACATTTTATATTCTTTTGAATCACTTCTTACAATAAATGCATAATAAGTACCTTGATTTAAATAAACTAATGATGGAAATGTAAATTTAGTTGCTAATGATGCATCGTTAGAAATTTTTACATCAGCTGCTTCTACAATAGAAACGGAATTTGGAACTACTGTGCTTGTAATAGTACCATTTTCCATTGTTCGTATTTCCACAGATACTGGAGTTGAAGAATCTTTTGATTGGAAATATAAATCAATTGAAGATAAAAACACTCCACCCTCTGAAGCAATAAAGAAAGATTGAGCTATTGGGTCTGGTCCTGGTCTAGGACCTGGAGGAGCTGGTGGTGGTGGTGGGAATGGTATAAACTGTACTGTAGTTCCTCTGATTGGACCAGATGAAATTTCTGGCAAATCTAGAGACAATACATTACTAGTTAAGTTTACAGTAGTTCCTAATGTATCATAAGTTGCCACTGCACTAGTTTCAGATATACCATAAATTGAAGTTCCAGTAATTTGATCGCAAAGTTTAAATGATAACTTTCCAGTTTCAAAAGTTTCGGGTGGAATTACTAGGAAAGCTTCTAAACCGCCAGATGCATTTGTTTTTACCCTATTAGAATTAGCTAAAGTTACTTTTCCAATAGCTCCAGAAGTTTCTCCAATGACGTAAAAAGTTGATCCCAGTATAATTGGGTTTAATTGAGTTGTATCTACTGTAGTAGGTGGTTCTATTGATAAATATGTACTTGTCGAAGTATATTGTCCTAGTGAAGAACCAATAACAACTGATTCTATAATATTTGAATCTGCTGGAGTATTTACTGTATCTGTATTAGATAAAAATACCTTTTCACCAACCACAAATGCCCCACTCCTTTCAGTCATATCAACCATATCGAGTGGGAATATCATTTCATCATGTAAAACCTCATCCACAAAGAAGTGCATTACAGTATTGGCTTTTAATTTTGTTGCCTGTAAATATAGTAGTCTAGATCTTACAAATCTATTGACTTCAATACTATTAATACTATCGCCAACCTCAATGTCTTGAGTAAATGTTGTAAATGTATTATCAACAGATCCAGTTTCAGATACTCTTAAAGTTCCTCCTCCAACTGCGAGTCTTGGAACTATATTTCTATTCCAGTTGTCCCATTGATCGGCAAGTGCTGTTGTACGATCAAATAAAGCTCTAAATGGCTCAGATAGATCTACTTGTTGAGTATTAGTTTGAGTTCTAATAGTATCAAACCAAACATCTTTATTTGGTTGTAGTGAAATCTCTCCATTCCAAGCAATAACTTCAAATGGCTGTAAATTCTCTACTCTACTTGCATATGCCTGAGTAATATATTCTGTCTCGGTATACGGGAGAGTCACAAGTGCTCCCATTTTTTTGGCAGTTGATGTAGAATCATAATTTAATCCCAGCTTGGTCGCATATGGATATGGTCTAAGCAATGCATTTTCTGTGTCAATAGATGCAGTATATCTAACATTGTTTAAATCTGCAAAATCAGTGGTTTTAAAGTTATCTGCAATAAAACCAGTCTTGAATCTATTATTACCAAATTCGTCTAACACCAATAAACTATTAGTTCCAACTTCTAATAAATTTAATGAAGTCAGATTTTCTACAGTTTCCAATCGTTTGTCAATACCAGAGATATCTTTCATAGTATATCTCTTCAACTGATTAATGACAACAGATGCAGAATTTACATCCTTCATGTATGGAGGAATGGTCACTGTAGCTAATAATAATGAATTTTGTACTTCTTGTGGTTCTTGAGGAGAATTTGACTCTGAACCTTTTAGTACAAGTAAGTTATTATTTTCATCTAAGAAAATTTTATCAATTCTACCTAAGAAATAATCATAATCAGCACTTATAATTTCTCCTGGGTATGTAAATGTAGAAATAGGTCTATTTGACAGATTTGAGTATACATCAAATACTGAAGCAGATTCTACAAATGGTGAAGATAAAGTTCCACTAGTTCCTGCAGTTGATGATGAAGAAGTTTCATATCTAAAATCTACAATGTCAGTGTATGCAATTCCATTGTATGTTGATGGAATCGTTGAGAAACTTTCTTCGCCATAATTATATGAATTGGCGGTATAGAAATCATTAGATGTATTTGAATGTATATAATAATCAAAAATTACAATAAATTTGTTTGTTGGGATAGGTCTACCTTCATTTCTTACCAACTTAGAAATATTATAAAATTCAGTAGAATCATTTTTTACCAAATTAAAGTTATTTGTAATATCTCTGTAGTTACCATTAGATGCAGAAGTTACAAATTTGCCCTGAATATTAGATGCCCCAGCAACTACAATTTCAACTGGTTGACTTGGGTTAGTTGGGAATTTCTCTGATGATAGATACTTGATATAAAGAGTATTTCCACTAATAGAAAGTACCTTTGCACGAATACTTTCATGATAAATCATATTACCAGCTACTATCTGGTTGGAATTATTGACTACTACACTATCCAGTAAACTTGTAAGGGCATCAGATGAAGAAATAGCCTCATGGATAGCATGAATTCTATATACATCTGAGAATTTTAATGAAATCTCTCTATCAGATATTCTAGTGCCATATTTAGTGTTGGTAGAATTTTTTTGCTTATCTACTAATAAATGTGTAAATTTGTTAGAAGTTTTTGTTTTAAGTGTTGGATTATTGACTCGTACTTTATATGTGACGAGTACAGAAGAACCAATTAAAGAACTCGATACTGTTAAAGTGACGCTATTTGATTGAGATGTTGGGTCAACGGTAAATGAAACAATTCCAGATGTATTAGCTAGTCCAATATCTCCCGTTGAAATTGCAAAATCCGAAGTAGTTGAAATGGTAATAGTTCCTTCAGAGCCATCAAATCCCGATACTACAGTTTTTGTTTCATTTATGGTTTTATAGTATGATAAATCTGATGTAGTTTTAATTGTATTTGGAAATTTGGAGAAGAAATTATTTCCAAAAGTTTTTAATTTTGGTACTAATTTTTTAATAGAATAGTAAGTTCCATCAGATACACTTCCAGAAGGTAATGTAACAGATTCATTGGTAATTGAAGAAATTGTTGCAATTGTTGTTCCAATTAATAACTTCATTGGAGCTTTCAAATCTCTAGTAAAATTAGTAGAACTTCCAGTTAATACATTACTAGCTACAACAAATGATGTCCCAGAGATAGAAACTTCTTCAAGTTCTAAATCTGCGGTTGCGCCTCCAGAAGTTGAAATTGAAGTAATATTTTCAATTTTATTATTATCTGCTGTGTCAACAGTATATACACTGGAATTATCACTATTTGTGAATGTAACTCCTTTTGTAAAATCTCCAGTATTTTGTCTTAAAGTAATTATATTTCCATTAACTCCATGAACAACTGCCTGAGATCCACCAGAACTAAATACAAAATCTCCTGCATTTAAATCTGGGGCAGATTCAATAGTGGTAATAATTGAAAACATTGTTATATCACACACAAATAATCTGCCACCAGAAATTAATCCTAATGACCTACACTGTCCAATTTGAGTGCCTGATCTCAATAATTGAATTGTAGTGTTTATTGGAAATATTCCACTAAACTCATCATCAAATTTTATTGTAAAATAGTTACCAAAAATTGATGATATTCCTTGATTATTTAAAGATAATGAAGATCTTGGTTTATCTACTGTTAAGTATTTTTTACTAGTATTATTAACTTCAAAACCTTTTACA